GAAAGACCTTGGAAAACTTCAAGAATAGTTCCTGGTGTTCCAGAGAAATCACCATCATTGTCAACAACAACAATATGTAATTCATCATTTGCTGCTGTATTACCATTTAATCTTACATAGTCAGATTGACCTGGAGCAACATCAACAACATTAAAGAATTCCCAATATTTTTGAATTGTATTTGATGTATAATCAGATTTTAATCTATATGGGTCTTCAAAATTTATTGTTAATAGAGTATTTGAATTGTATGAAGTATTAATGCTTGTTCCAGTAACACTAAGATATTGTTTGCTTATTGAACTGTTACCAGCAAGAATTAAATCACCATTTGAAATTGCTGATTCAGTAGTATTTGCTGAACCATTAGATATACCTGAAAATTCAATAGTTGCAGTATTTGTTCCAATTGTAAAATTGATGTTAGCAACAACGCTAACATTTGATTGGAATGAGTTTGATGTGTCACAAACAGCAACTCTTAATGAATTTCCAATATCACCTGGATATTTTGCAACATAAATTACATCAGAATCAAAAGTGCCATCTTTAGTAGTATATCTATTTTCATTTAAAACAATTTGGTTTACAAGATTAGAAACAAATGCTGTTGTTGAATCATCTTCATCTAATGCAACAGCAGTATATGAGGTTTCTGGATTTCCAAAATAGAATGTTGCTGAACCATTTGCAACAGATTCTGAAGTTGTAAAGAATGCAGTTGAATTTACAACAGTAATAGTTTCTGTTTTTCCTGTTGAATTAAATACAGAAGTATTGCTTACTTGTGTAACATACATACCAGTTGATAATGCATCAGTATTACCAGAACCTAATACGAATAATGTTACGTTTGCAGCAGTATTTACAACAGCATCAGCAATTGTTGGTGTTGCACCTGAAGTATTAGCAGCACGAGAAACATATAAACGATTACCATATGAAAGAAAGTTAGCAGCAGAAAAGAATGTTTCTGAGTTATAATTTGATGGTTTTGCAAAACGAGAAACTAAAAGGTTCTCTGAATCAATCAAAACTCTTTGATCTACTGGACCCCAACGAAAAACACCAGCAATAGCACCATCTGTAGTTGCTACATTTGGCACAACTGTTGTTAGGTCAATTTCAGTGATATTGACGCCTGGACTTAATTGAAATGCCATTTTAATCTCCTTTAAGTAGATTGTTAATATATATATTCTTTTTATTTATTAAAAATCGTTTCTTAAAGAATCATTGAATATCCTAGCATCAGGATTTATCTGTTCAAATGTTTCATCATAAAAATCTTCTCTTCCATCTAAAATAAAACCAAATGGTGCAACATCTTGTTCTATATCTTCTTCTGTTTTTTCTCTGAGGGAAGATAAAGTATTAATATCAGTATATTCTCTAAAATATGATTGATCAGATAACCAAGCAAACAAAACCAAACACATAACTAAGTCATCATTTTTACCTGATTCTGCTTCGTATGATTTACCTTTTTTAGAGAATGTAGATAATTCATTAATTGTATTAAAATCATTAATGATAAGTTGATTTTGTTCAATTAACAATTTTAATATTGAACAACCAACTGATTTAACTGTTCTGGTTGTTCTTATACCTTTATCAACACCTTTACCACCAAAACCAGCAGTTATTCTTTTTCCACTTCTACCAGCATTTTCAGTAAACAAAACATTATCATATGCAAAATCATAATGTAAAGATGTAGAAACTTGTTCTCCGATATCATTGATTTCAATCAAAACAGCAGCATTATTATATCCTCTGGCAACTTTATGTATAATCTGTGAATAATCTACAGGTGACGTTTTATTACTTCTAAAAACACATACTTGTTGATAAGGCATTTTAGTAACATCAATAACCTGAAATGCCGAATAGTCTAATCCTTTACCTCTAGAAACGTCACATACTATCATATAAACGTGTTCTTTATCTGGTTGATAATATTGTATTAATCCTTCCTTTTCTGTCAAAGGATTCATATGTATAAGTTCTTTTAACTTCCAACCAGAAATAAGAGTGCTAGAAGAACCTAAAAATTCACAAGAGTATTCTTGATTGAATTTTTCAGTATCAAAATTCATTGCAGCAAGAGTATCATTTTTCCACTGTTCATCTCTACCAGGAACATTTTGCCAAAGAACTTCCATATGGAAATAATTATTTCTATTCTCTTTTGCATTTATCCAAATACTGTAAAAATGATTCAATCCGTTTGGAGTAGAAACAAGAACAACTTTTGTATCTGAACCGGATGAAATTGTTGGATAAACAGAGGTAAAAAATTCTTCCCAATTGTCAATGAATGCTGCTTCATCAATAAACAAAAGATTAATTGTATAACCACGAATTGCACTAGCAGAAGTTGCAGCAGCAATAACCCTTGAATTATTTTCTAATTCTAATGAACCCTTGTTCCATTCTCTAACTCCTTGTTGCAACCATTTTGGTAAATGTTGAAATGCTAATTGTATTCTTGAAAGAATTTCTCTTGCTGTATCACCTTTGTTTGCTAGTAGAGCAACTGTTTTTTCAGACTGAAAAATAATATACCAAAGAATAAAACCACAAGTGGTTGTCGATTTGCCGGATTGTCTAGCAGTTGTTATGATATTGAAACGATTTTCTTTGAAACCATTAATCATTTCTTTTTGGTAATCATAAAGTTTAAAACTCACCAGACCTTCATTAACATTGATAATTTTCATATATGTTTCAATGAAATATATTGGGTCATTATAACATTTTATATATTCAGAAACAAGTTCAGGAGTCCAATCAATTTCTTGATTGATACCTTTTAAGTTTATATTACCTTTATATCCTTTAAGATTATCTATCGTCATTTTTCATTCTTTTAATAAAATCTTGAAGTTCTTTTGTACTTCCAACAAATAAATTATTGTTTATTGTCTTTGCTTTATCGCCAACTTCTGTAGAAATTTCTTTGATTTGTCTTATTTTTTCTTGTAATTCTAACAAATCTTTATTTGCTTTTACAGAAGTTTCTATTAGTTTGCCTAAAACTTCAAATGCTCTAGGTTGTTGTGATTGGTCTGCTATTTGATGAAGTCTATCTATTGCTTCGTTTGCTGTCATTATCATATTATGAATATTAACTCTTGCAGAGTGAAAATCTTCATCAGAAGTATCTAAATTATTTTCTTCAAATAAAACTATTTCGTTTTCTTTTTTATTTGATTCTAATGGTTCAATTCCTAATGCTTCACCAATCGGATCATCATTTTTTTCATCAGACATATTACAATAAATCCTCCGTATCATATATTTTAATTATATAACCCCAATTATCATCTTCTTCTATTTCACTATATGGTAATGTTGCTGCTGTTATATCTGCTGTATTCGCACCGTAATAACTTACAGGATTACCATTTGCATCCAAACCAGGTTGTATTGTAATTTTTTCTGCAATTTCTGTATTTCCAACGGCCTTATCCAATTGACCATCTGGAACTTTTGCGTTATAAAAATTAACATTAATAAATTTAATAATTGCAGATTTTTTAACAGGACCAAATAGATAACCTTTAAGAGTTAAATCTAACTCCCAAATAATTGCTCTTCTTTTTAGAAATTGGTCGTCATAATTATCATTATAATTTATATTGTTTAATACAATTGGAATATCAACAGTTGGTTCAGTTTCAGATATTAAATTAACAGTTGTAGTCCAATCAGGAGTAAAAAATGGTAATATCTGGTCTACTATTTTTGTCCCATCTTCTGCATTTTTTGCATATATAAAAATTTTAAAATCTATATTATAAGGAACTGGATTGTATTGATATTTAAATTTTCCAGTTTCATCACTTTTAATTACAGTTCTTCCTATTGTGTTTAATTTTCTAGCACCATCATAAGTCATTTTTCCTATTTCAAATGAAATCATAGGAAGAACAATTGCTGCTTCTCTGTCAATATTTGGATCTTGTAATACTCTTGCAAGCATTTTATCTTTTGGTGCAAATGTTATAGGAACTTTTACAAGAGCTGATGTATCACCAGAGGAATTTGTTCTTTTAATGTAAATATCATTAAAAAGAGTTCCTACAAGTATTACATATTTTCTTATAAGTCCGTGATAATAAGTTTGTCCAAACATTTATTTTCTTTCTTAGGAGCATTTATATAACGAGTATTCTAGATATTTCCATCACTGAAAGGATCAGAAACGGTGAAATCAACAAATGTATCTGATTCTTGTTGTATTTCATCTGAATCATCAAGAATAATTAAATCATCTACTGATTTGCCTTCATTGACAATTATCTTACTTAATTCGTCAGTAATCATTTTATCTAATTCATCTTTGATAGCAAAATCAAATACATTAGTGCTAAATTTAAGTTCTAGTTCATCA